GGTAGGATTCTCCCTGGAGCTTCTCAACATCCCGGATCCCGATCCTCACATCGGCAAGCTCCGGCGGGAGATCTTCGGCAAACCGGGCCTGCAGATCCTCTTTCATCTGTTCCAGAAATTGCTCATAATTCATCTGACGTCCTCCTTTGCGTGATTTGGAAATAAAAAAGGCCGGAGGAGATAGCTGCCCCGAAAGGGGATAGCTGTCTGATCCGACCTATGTAATGAATATTAAACACCTTCGAGCATCCTTGTAGTTTCCGCAAGATTCAAGTGCAGTTTTGTCACTTTTTATAATTTTTGACAAAACTGCACGGTAAGGGAGGGACGCCTGATGCACGGGGATGTCTGTTTTAAAGCAAAAAAGGCGCCTACCTCTCATTCGCACTGAATTCATCGGTAAGCGCCTGCCTTCACTAAGATATATTCTGTTATTTGTCGCATCGAAAAGCTCTTTTCCTAATGTTGATAAAACGTTGATAAAAGTCCTGCCCCGGTAGCCGCAATCCCGCATAAATACTGGGTTTTTGACCATTTAGTCAGATGCTGCCGTGGCAAACAAAAAGTATCCTCGTCATATATTATTTCCTTCCTCAGATGCCGCAAAGTGCCGTGTTCTGCGCTCTTTTGCGGGGTTTCTTCTTCTCTTTCAAATGTACACCATGCGCCGGAAATTCCGGTAGTAGGGCTTTGGGCGGCAGTGTGCGGCAGGCTTCAGTAGTCAGAACGTAGTAAAACCGGCCCGCTTTACTACCGAAAAACGGGGCACGGCATGACGCGGCAAAATGTGTCAGAGGGCGTCCCTGCATACCCGTTTTTCAGAGAATTTTTTGATTTTATCTCCGGTCCTTCCGTAGTTTTTACTACCGAAAATCAGCGGATGCCCGGAAGCGGCAATGGGCGGCAGGATGTGACACACTGCGGACATTCAAGAGCCGTTTTCGCAGAGGGAAAATGCCAGCCTGGCAGATGTACATTATTTGTATTCGTTCAGAGCCAGGCAAATTTACGGATAAAACCTGAGTCGTGCCCGCACGAACGAAAGATTTTATCCGTAAATTTATTTGGCGGATACGCCACAGCGAGGAAATGCGTGAGCATTTTCGAGCCTGGCTCTGAACGGATTATCATGAATTCATCCGATATTTCAGTTTACCATGATACCGGAGACGACAAAAGACCCGGAAAGCATCTGCACAATTGCATCTGCTCCCCGGGTCCTTCTGATCTGTATAATTCTTCCGGTCACATTCATCCAGAGCGATTTTCTGTTTCTTATCCGAATTTCACATTGCTCTCGATGCTGAAGTCCTTTCCATTCAGCCGGTCAAGTTCAGCACGGGCGCTGTTTATCTCCGACAGTCTCCGCAATTCATTTTCCGCATCCTCCAGCCCCAGATGCGTGTAGGTATTCATCGTTACGCTGATGTCCGAATGACCCATCAGGTACTGCAGCGTCTTCGGATTCATCCCCGCCCTTGCCATGTTCGAGCAGTAGGTGTGGCGGCATACATGCGGCGTAATCGCCGGCATCTGTACTCTGTAGATCTCATTGTAACGGTTGACCGCATTCCGAAAATAGTGCTCCCAGTGCAGGGCGACCAGAGGTTTTCCATTCTTGTCGTAGTAAAGAAAACCGGTGTATCCCTCTATCATCGGCTCGGGCTTCGGCGGCCTGCGGCTTTCCAGTATACTTTGAAAGCAGGCATACACATCGCCTGTCATCGGGATCCGGCGGGTGCCCGCGTTTGTCTTCGTTGTCTCAATGATGTATCTGCTGTCGCCCCTTCTCTGCAGCTGATGGTCCACGTTCAGAATCCGCTTCTCCATATCAAGGTCTTTTACCGTCAGGCCGCAGAACTCTGAAATCCGAAGCCCCGTATGGAAAAGAATATAAAATGCCTCGTAGTACTTGTAGTAGCAGTTATCGTCATGGACAAATTTCAGGAACTTTTCCATCTCCTTCTTTGAAATTGCTTCCCTTCTCCCCCGATCATCGATCAGCACCGACGCCATCTGAAAATCGAAAGGATTCAGGCGGATCACTTCATCGTCTACCGCCATCTGAAACGCCGGTCTCAGGACTCCCCGGATCGTGTGAATCGAGCTGTAGCTTTTTCCGGAATCCTGCAGCCCGATCAGAAACAGTTTCGCGTCAGAACGCTTGACTGTGGCAATCTTACGCGCCGAAAAATCCAGCTGCTTCAGGGTATTCACCACGGTCTGGTATCCCTCCTGGGTACTGTATTTCACTCCTGTCTTTGTTTTGATGTAACGTTCCACCAGATCGAGTACGGACATCGTCAAACCTTCCGGCCCCGAGAGCGTCTCTATATCTCTTCGATGCTGTTTCTCCAGTTCCCGGAGGGAAAGGCAGGGCATCTTTCCTGCCGGCAGGGGATCATTTGCTTCCAGCCTCCAGCTGTAGAAGAAATGAGCCTTGCCGTTCATCTGATATTTGAACTGGTATTTTCCATCGGACCTGACAGACTCCCCCGGTCGGAGGATCCTGTGTTTACTGTCCCTTCTGATCTTTCCTCCGCTTCTTGGCATTGCTGATCTTCCCTCCCTCCGCCAGGAACTGTTCAAACAGGGGTCTGTCGATCAGTGTCCTTTTTTTGTACTTCCGGATAAATCCGCAGTCCGGATGATTCTTCAGGTACGTTCTTAAAGTGACATTTCCTATGTGGTAGAGCGCCGAGCATTCATCCGGCGTAAGTGTGCTCTTGTTGTTCGCATCATTTTGCATCCGTTTCACCTCCTGTTCCGGTACGTCTATCCATCACTCTTTGCGCAGAAAAAAGCAACTACTTTCCGGCAAATGAAAACAATTATATTTCTGAAGCCTGCTGCAGGAATTCCTCGAATTTTGTGCGGATGATCAGGTATCTGTTTCCGCTGTAGACAGCAAAGCTGTCAATCGTATGATTCTCACAGAGCCTCCGGAGCTTCTTCTGCCCGATGCCAAAATAAGCCGATGCCTCCGGTACTGTCATCGTGTACTTTTCTGTGATTGCTGTTTTTTCTTTTTCCATTGTCATCTTTCCTTTCGTACAACAGGGACCGGAAGTCCTGCCTGAGACAGGCTTATGAAACGACTGCCGGTGCAAATCTTTATTCCTCTACTAAGAGCCACAAAAATCAACCGGCAGATACGGGAGCGTGGATGGTGCAGTCATCTCCGGATCAGTTCATTCACTCTCTTCTGTACGGCCGCATAATCATACCCGGCTTCCATGAGCTTCCTCTTTCTCTGTTCACCATTGCCCCAGCGTCCAGCAATGACCTCGCGGGCCGCCTCCTCAACGGATTTCTTCGGGAATGTGCCGCCTTTCAGGATTTCGTTTACGCGCTTCTGAACCGCTGCGTAATCCAGGCCGAGAGCAGTAACCGCTCTTCTTCTGACATCGCCGTTTCCATACTTCCCGGCAATCACGTCCCTTACCGCCTGTTCAATCGTGAGTGAAGCGTCCTTGCCTGTATTCGGTACTACTGCCACCCTGCTTTCCCTCTCGTACTTCGGAATGCCGCAGCCCCGGATGTACCTCCCGTTTACCCTGATTGTGCGCCTTCCAACAGCGTTGTTCTTATTTCCCTCAATCACGGTAATCATGCCGCCGGAGACCTTCTCCACGATACCGACATGGTCAGGATTCCCGGTATTATCTCCGGAACCGCTGTCCTGCCAGTCATAGAAAATGATGTCTCCCGGATTCGGAACTCTCGCGTCATTCTCGTCCCACTCACCGAGCCTCTGGAAGAGCTTCACCATCTCTCCGCATCCGCACTCGGTCGGGATGATATCCGTCATACCTGTCTTAATGGCGCAGGCCGATACGAACGCGGCGCACCATGCATCGGTGTATTTCACCGCATATCCTCTCGCGAGCGGCCTGTGGCTGTTGTAAATGTCGATGATTTTCTTGTGAGAACCGTCAGATTCCCTGCATCCGATCCATGCCCTCGCCTGAGCGATAAGAGTCTCTGCTGTCTTCGCCATAGTCTTCTCCTCTCCGCTTTTTAAAGCGTCATATTTTGTCAGTCCGTACTGCCGGATAATCCGCATGTTTTTTTCGACATACTTTAAATCTGTCGCGTACCCGTCCGCTCTGATCGTTTTCAGATACTCCCCCGGGTCCTGAATTCCCCTAAGATTCTGGTAGCGGGGGAGCTGAATGAACTCGAAGTACCCCTTCACGCCCTCTTCCATTGAGGCGTAGACACGGAAGTTGTCCCTGATTTCCGTCAGTGCTCCGGGCGTATATTCCTCCTGCGTCTTCAGATTGACAGACTTGCCTGCCCACCTGCTCCCGCACTTCAAACCGAAGTAGTTGTGGTACTGCTTCGCGAGTTTCGACTCGCCCCATCCTGATTCAAGAATGGCCTGCGCGATGATCGGGGAACACACTTTGATTTCATATCCCGGTGCGTATTTCTGAACGTAACCGGCAATTGCTTTGATAAATTCCTGATGCGTCATTGCGATATTCCTCCCCATCAGTAATAGAAAAGGCCTCCCGGCTGTGACACCGGAAAGCCCGTAAATAGAAAATACTCCGTTAACGAACGGAGCCACCGAGACAGAGGATCACCTCCTTCAGTCCGAGTTTTTGTCAATCAGCTGCTTGTAGACCTGGTTGATTCCAGTGGCCGCGAATCCCGATACGATCCCGACAGCAATCGCCGTAACCGCGTCGGTCGCCGGGAAATCCGGTATAACCTTCAGCCCCACGATGCCGAGCGCCGCTCCAACGCACCCGCAGATCACCGGAATCCAGTTGTCAGAGATCTTCTCCGACGCCTTGCATCCCTGTCCGATCAGGTAGGCAATAACCGTGATTGCCGCCACGCTTGCGATTCCAAAATCCATACTCACACCTCCTCGTTCTGGTGGGCATTATCCGAATGCCCGTCTGTTAATGGCATTTCCATACATTTATGATAAAGGCTCTCGACCGTTCCATTCCCGCCGAGAGCCTTGTATGGTACATAGAGATATTCGAGATTCTGCCGATCCTCGACTGTGCAGAATCCCTTATGAATCAAAAAGCTGCATGCCTTGTACAACCGGTCGTGCAGCAGAGCCATAATGGCTTTATTCAACACCTTGTATTCTTTTTTCTTACATTTCACCTGTCTCACCAGCCATGTGATGAGTGCAATGATCAGAGCGAAAAACTCCTGCACCCAGTATCTTGCGATAAATTCAATCATCAGTAACATCCCCTTCCCTAAATCCCGATGTATATGATGCACAGCATCCCGCCGCTATATTTGTCTTTATTTTGCTGTCAATATTCGTTGCTTTTCTCCCGAGGTTGAGTGATGTATAGAACAGCCTAAAACAACACACGCTCGAAGAAAGGAGCCGCTTATGAAGCAGAAGAAAATCAAAGTCCAGTACAAAAGCAGGGCAACCGCCCGCGGATACACCAGTATGCCTATGATCCAGATGACCGGGAACTGGCTCGAATCCCTCGGCTTTTCCATCGGAGACACCGTCATGATGGAATACGATGAATCCGGTATCCGAATCCGGCCACTGTCTCTCGAGGAACAAGCCGAAGCCAAAAAAGCGGAACTCGAGCTCTCCATCCGCCGGAAGCAGAAAGAACTCAAATCCATGCAGAAGCGATCTGGCGCAGAACGGAGAAAAAACGTAATGGTCGCTGAATCAGCCAGCCGCTATTCTGACACCGTTCCCGTCTGATTTCTCTTTCCGGTATTCTCCGGACATTCCCAGACAATCACGCCCTTACGAGGTACTGCCCGAGGTATCCTCCGTAAGGGTGTACGTGATCTTCATCGTCTTGTCGGCGTTCTTCACGACGGCCGAACTCAGGTTATTGATACTCGCCAGATAAGGCGTCAGGATAAACCACTTGTGGCTCTCCGTCCCGTAGCTTGAGCAGAAGCAGGTCAGGTACTCCCTGTACTGGAAGATCTGTGACCCGATATTCTGATCAAACCGCTGTGTCCCCGCCGTCCTGATCACGTTGTCATTCACATCAATCATGAAGTCCCAGCCGATGATCAGGTCATTTACCATCGTAAGATACACTTCGCTGCTCCCGGAACTTCCCAGAGGTTTATTTGCGGACGTAAAGCCAAGCTTCAGCAAAGTCACATCCGCCGGATTCGCCAGATTGATTTTGTAAACGCCTTTATTATCATATGAGAGAGCATACAGGCAGCCGTTCCGGACGACGGATTTATGCACCATCTCCGGATAGTTCTCATATTTGCCGCTCCCGACGATCTGCAGTTTCGCGTTCGGCAGCGTCCAGGTGCCTTCTGTAAAGGAATAATCTGCCTTGCTGATCCTGATCCAGTACATCGTCGCACTTCCGGAGGCATTCTCTTCATTCGCAAATCCATACCAGTACCCGTCTCTTCCATCGAGAAAGGTTCCATACGGCGTGTAACTTCCGCAGAACGTAAAGGTACTGCAGGTCAGGGCATGCGTATCCAGAAGCGTCAGCGTACTGTCGTCCAGTTTCTCGTTCAGTCCGATATTGAAAAGCGGCATCCTGTATTTCTCTACTGTCACGGCACTGTCCTTATAGCTGACTGCGTAGAGCAGGTTGTTTTCGAAATCGATTTCCACAGCATGGAAGAGCTGCATCTGCTTTTTCTCGTTAAGATTTCCGATGTCAATGTTCCGAATGTAGAGATAAGGAGTCGAGGAATTGACCTTGCTTCCCCAGGCATTCTCACCGCCCTGCTTTGAAGTAAGCCCCACAGCCGCGATTGTGCCGTTCCCCTGTGACGGCGTAAACTCCCAGACAAACTTGTATCCGTTTTCCAAAGCTTTAGACTCCGTCAGGTTCATGCTGCCCCGCGCTGTATTCGCAGTGGAATTTACATTGTTGCTGGCATACGCCACCGGGAGGTTATCCGATGACGGATAGATATTGTCGGCATCTTCCGTCAGGGTTTTGGAAAACAGCAGGAGCCCTCCGATCATGTTCGGGCAGATCGGGAGCATGTTGTCGTTCCACATCAGACTGGCGTCATATTCCCCGCTCGTCTTGTACCACAGCGCCGCCGGATTGATCCCAAGCAGGTGGTTCACCGCGTTCGTGATCATATTTGTCTCTTTGACGGTCTCGACCTCGCCGGTATTTTTATCCGTAAGTTCGAGAACCATCTCACCCTTTAACTTCATAAAATCCTCCTCCGGTTTCTGCCGCCCGGTCTGCAAATCAGTTTGTGCCAATCTTTAAATATCTGCCGGTTCGCAGAAGGCACCGATGGCGGTTCTGCCTGTCACTGTATCTGCATAGCTTCTCTGTACCAGTTCTTTCATCCGCTTTTCCATCATCACACTGTAGCCGACGGGCTCCAGGTTGTTTCTGCCAATATTGAAATACCGGACAGATTCTCCGAATTCCAGCCTGCCGTCCCACGCTTCCTGTGCAGCCATCGCCTGACCGCTGATCGAAGCGATGATCCTGCCAATCTCGACCGTACCTGTTCCTCCAGTCATCCGCAGATACACATTGAACGTATTTGTGTAATTTGGCGTCACATCCTCAATCGGATAATAGAGCAGAAACGTGTGCTTCCCGGAATGCCAGGTCTCAACCGGCTGATGAATCTCTTTCTTTGTGTCATTCAATTCAAAAGTCGCGATGCAGACTGCCTGACCGTCTTCCGTCCACGAGACCGGAAGATTCACTTCGACAGATACATCTATTGTAGTTTTAGTGGTATTTCCACTATCTGTTCCGGTATCAGAGCCTTCCGAAGAAGCGCCGGAGCTGTCAGAGCCGGAATCCTCAGTTCCTGTCTCCGTGCTTGTATCCGCCCCCGTAGAGTCTTCTGAGGTTGAGCTGCCGGAAGACACCACAGGTATTGGCACCACAATCGTCCCTGCTGCATCAGCCGATCTGCTCACCGCATCCGCTTTTACTTCCACAACGATCTGCGCGAAGAACAGCATATGATTCGCTTCTGATGTTGCAAACTGGATACTGATGACCTTCACGTCATCTTCGGCGATGGTATAGGCAGAAGCATTCGTAAAAGTGGTAATCCCGAGCTTTCCCTGCTCCACCTGCGCCAGAAGCCCGGAGATATTTTTGTCTGTTTTCGATTTTGCCGATGCGAGTGCCGGATTCTCCCCGACGCCTTCCATCTCATAACCGCCGTTATATTTGAAGGTGTACTTCGTCATGCAGAACAGTTTATTGGCATCCGCAATCCCTCCGGAGAAGCTGAACACATCCATCAGGTCATACGCCGGATTTCCGATCAGCGTCACCTTGAACGGCACATAGTCAATCTGCTGCAGGGCCGTCAGGACATTCGTCCGCAGAGCGTCTTTCGTCTCATCCACCCCGTATTGCATGAGCGGATTCGTGCCCAGGTTATAGACCAGCGCGTCATCATTCTCCACGTGGTAATATTTCGTGGTCTGGTCTGCCAGATTCACACAGGAAAGCCCCGTATACCTGGTCTCAAAATCTGAAAATGAAGCACCCTCAAACCGATGCTCCTCATCCAGCGTATCAACTACCGTCTGCCCGTAAGGCCGGAAGATAATGCTCCCGTCTCTTCCCGCCATCACATTGCATCCGACCGTCTGTGCCACCCATGAGATAAAATCCCGCCACGTTTCGATATCGCTTTCAGTGTACAGGGAAAGCGTCTCCGTGCCGTTCGCGAAGGTCTTAAACTCCGCCTCCGTCGTTCCAAGACGCAGTCCGCATGCCTCTGTCGCCAGAAGCGCCATCTCATAGGCTGTGCCATTGCTCTGGCTGGTGTTACAGTTCTTATCCAGAAGGGACATGTTGTCATATGCCTTCACCACAAGACCCGACATCGTCCAGGACGCTTCGGAAATATTGAACACACCCAGCGGCACATCCTCATAGGTACCGTCCGCAAGCCTCAGCCCGAATGACGGTGTGATCTGCATCCCCTTCAGCGAATATCGTGTCAGCGACAGATTCAGAAATGTCGCATTCAGTTCTCCGACATATACCTGACCGATCTGGATCTCGTTATTTCCGCTGCACTGATTCGTAATAGAGAAGGAACCGGACAGGATATTCTCATCCGTAAACTCTGTACTTCCTACCGTTCCTATCAGCCGGAACCTCTGTACTGCCTGGTGCATGGCAGTCTTATACGCATCCGAAACTCCATACATCAGAATTCCTCCAGATTAAATGAAATCTCCCACAGTCCGTTCGTGTTCGGCGTCCTGCGGGAGTCCTTGACCGGATCAGCCTTGAAGCTTCTGATCCGCATCGTTCTTGTTTTATATCCGCCCAGCTCAATGTCATACATCTGGACGGAGATACTGTCAGCCTTGCTGTAAACCTTAAACTTCGATGCCCATCTGTGAGAACACTGGAATGAGCATGCCACCGACAGCTTGTCGTATCGGGTTACAGAGATCTGATCCGTCCCGGCTTCCGTCTGGTTTACATTCTCAATGACGGATGATTCTTCAGACCATTCTTCCGGCTCGGGGATCTCCTCATCACCGAATTTCACAGGATAATCTATCAGCACGCCGTATTCCTCCTTCCCGCATCAGGGCATAATTATAGGCACCTCCGAAGAGATGCCCTGAAAGCAAAAGTCGAAAATCAATTATATCGTGTTCTGTTATTTCACAATCTCTACCGTTTCTTCACTCGTTCCGGGATTTTTCCACACCGCAGTAAAAAAGAGAGTTTTGCACTCAACCTGATTTTCACCATATGATTTCGAATAACAGAATCTCGGAACCTGATGATACCATGCGACTGTTGCATAATCCGTTGCAGCGTACAGGCAGAATAAGGCAGCGATACATCCTACAACACACAGAATCCTATGGCTTCTTCTTATGACAACATCTTTTATTCTGAAATAAATACCTGCCGTCAGGATTATTCCCCCGATAACAGAAAAAATACTTCCCCAACTGCTGTCACTGGAAATTACCGCCATCGCAGAAATAATGATAACCGTTCCAAAAATGATTAACAGTATTCCTGCCGTCTTCCGTTTTTCAAGTCCTGTCTCCTGTTTACTGTACTCCGCCATTTTCACAGCGATTTCTCTCGTTTCCTGGTTCATTTCCTCACTTTTCCTTTCTCCGTCAATAATTTCCGGTATGCTGACATTGTAAAAATCCGCAAGTTCCACAAGCAGACTTATATCCGGCATATTTGTTCCTGTCTCCCATCTGGATACGGTTCTTCCGGATACATTCAGCTTTTCAGCAAGTTCTTCTTGTGTCAGATTTTTTTCTTTCCTTAATTCCTTCAGGAACCGGCCGATCTTTTGCTGATCCATCTGAGTCCCTCCTTTCAAGGGCATATTAGGATAAGGAAGTCTTGAAAAACACGACATAAAGTGAGAAAAAGCCACGTTCTCCAAAAATAGACAAGCTTGTCCAGTTAAAAATGCCCACATAGTTATACTGACTCACATTATATCGGTTCTATGTGGCAAAGTGTTGAACATAATTACATCACCTTCCTCCGCTCCGGAAGTTTTGTGACCTCGCTGCTCTTACTACAATCTCATCTATACGTTCCTGCCCGATATATATGGGGATAACTGTCGTCCCGCCGGAAACAGACGCAACCGCTGTCCTCACGATCTCCGCCAGCTTATCTGTCCCGACAACAGCCTCTGATCCGGCTTCACCGCCGCCGAGGTATCGTCCGCCGGCCATTCCGAATATCGTCGGGCTGTTCAGTATATAGGCGTCATCCATAGCCTTCCGGTACCAGCTGACGGATATCTTCGGTACAGACGGCGGGTCAAGCGAAAACTTTCCTTCCAGAGAGAAATGCGGCAGCTTGATCTTCGGGAATTCCAGCTTGCAGCCAGAGAAGAAACCTTTGATCTTATCGAGAGCGCCGCTCACGACAGACTTCGCGTTCTCCATAGCCCCGGAGATGGCAGACTTGATGCCTTCCATCTTCGTTTTTGCCGTGGAGAGCGCGTCACCGAGCTTGCCGCCAGTCAGCGTATTGATTGCGCTGAATCCGGCACTCCACAGAGATTTGTATCCCTCCAGAGCCGTTCCGATGACGCCTTTGATGCCGCCGCCCTTCTCGTTGATCGTGCCTTTGATGTTCTCCCACGCTGTGGAAGTGTTGGATTTCACATTTTCCCATACTGTGCCGATATTCGATTTGATCGTCTCGAAGGTCGTTCCGGCAGTAGTCTTTATATTCTCCCAGGCAGTAGACAGACCGCCTTTGATTCCTTCCCACGCGGTTCCGGCCGCGGATTTGATCCCGTCCCAGGTGTCGCCGAGAAAACTCTTGATGCCGCCAAAAACTGTCTCCGCAGTTCCTTTTATTCCATTCCACAGGCCTTCAAAGAAGCCTTTGATCCCATTCCAGACGGTTTCCGTCACAGATTTGATTCCGTCCCACAGACCGGAGAAGAAGTCCCCGAGTCCTTTTCCAATATCCTCAACGCCCTTACATACCGTCTCCCACACGCCTTTGAACCATTCGGAGATTGCTCCCCAGTTCTTTACAATGGCTATCACAGCGATAACCGCAGCTACGACAGCCGCGATGATCGGCAGGATCGGAAGGATGACCGGAGCGACAGAAGCGATCGCCGGAATGGCAGTCGCTGACATAAAACCCACAAATTTTCCGACCACACTGATAATGCCGCCGACAGAAGATATTACTTTCCCGATGACGATCAACACGGGTCCGACAGCCGCCGCGACCAGAGCAATCGTCACGATTGTCTGCTTTACTGGTTCCGGCAGGGCATTCAGTTTGTCCACGAAACCCTGGATATGCATCACAATGTCCCGGATCGCCGGCATCAGTATTTCTCCTACAGAGATAGCCAGCTCTTCCAGCTGTGATTTGAGGATCGTCAGCTGTCCTTCCAGGTTATCCTGCATGACAGCCGCCATCTTCTCAGCCGTGCCGTTGTACCCGTCCATCGAATCCGAACAGGTATCAATCGCTCCTTCGAGCTTGCTGATATCGCTCTCCCCGGCATTCATCAGTGCCAGGAATCCGGACATCGCGTTCTTGCCTGCAATAGACTCCGCAGTCGCCGTCTGCTCTGATTCGGAAAGCTGTCCCCAGTGGCCGCGCAAATCAGCCAAAATTTCACGGAGGCTTCTCATGGAGCCATCCGAATTAGTCGTCTCAACCGTGACTTCTCCGAGCTTCTCACCGACAAGTGTGATCGGACCGGTCAGGTTTGTCATGATTGTCCGGAGAGAAGTACCTGCCTGAGAAGATTTGATCCCGGCGTTTGCCATCAAGCCAATGGCTTCCGCCGTATCCTCCGCAGAAAAACCAAGCGCTCCGGCGACAGGCGCGGCATACTTGAACGTCTCGCCCATCATGGAGACATTCGTATTGGCGCTACTTGAGGCCGCCGCCAGGATATCCGCGAAGTGCCCGGAATCCTGAGCGGACAAGCCAAATGCCGTCAGCGCGTCTGTCACGATATCCGAAGTAGTAGCCAGATCCTCGCCGGACGCGGCCGCCAGATTCATGACGCCTTCGATGCCGCCGAGCATGTCTTCGGTCTTCCACCCGGCCATTGCCATATAATTCATGGCTTCTGCTGCCTCGGACGCGGAGAACTTCGTCTTCTCGCCCATCTCGCGGGCTTTATCCCGCAGGGCTTCAAGGTCTGATCCGGTCGCGCCGGAAACTGCCGACACCTGGCTCATGCCGGAATCGAAGTCCGCGGCAGTCTTCACCGCCGCAACGCCAGCTGCCGCGACAACACCCGTGACCGGAAGCATCTTCGTGCCGACGCCGGATATCTTGTCCCCGACATCCTGCATCTTCTGACCTGCGGTCTGCAGCTGCTGTCCGGCGACAGAACCGAAGTTCTTATATTCTACTGTCAGGCTTTTCAACTGCTGTTCCGTGTCAGCAATCTCACGGGTCAGAGCTTCCTGCTGCCGTACGGTATCATCCGTCTGCGGGCCATTTTTCAGCTGTTCCAGAGCGGTCTTTTCTTCTTTCAGCTTCTTCTTGGTCGCGTCAATCGCGTCTGTGAGATACTTCTGCTTCTGCGCCAGAAGGTCGGCATTGCCCGGATCCATCTTCAGAAGCTTATTCACATCCCGGAGAGAAGACTGCGTGTCCCTGATCTGCTTGTCGACCTGCTTCAAAGCCGTGGTGAGCTTTGTGGTATCGCCGTCTATTTCGATTGTAATTCCTTTGATCCGTCCGGATGCCATTTGCTCACCTCTTTCAAATTCCGATGGATGTATATGCCTCGATATGATATTATTTATGTGAAATCACAAATTGTGATTTCACGAAAAGGTATTGTATTTTTCCGGTTTTTCCTTTATACTGACAGTACGAATCACTGATTTCATCTGGGCTGGTCGAAAGACCCAGGTCCATCTGCGGCGGGGAAGTTCCCCGCCATTTTTTTACTCATATCACAGAAGGAGAGGACTTTTGAAGGAACTCAGCGTTTTTATTGATGAATCCGGTGATTTCGGTGAATATGATTACCATTCGCCTTTTTATATCATCACGATGGTTTTCCATGATCAGGATGAAGACATCAAGCCAGCTGTCGAGAAACTCAACAGGGAACTTTCTTACCTTGATTTTGACGATCTTTGCATTCATACTGGCCCGATTATTCGCAAGGAAGAAATCTATGTAAACATGTCGATAGAAGAGCGACGCCGCATTTTCAACAAAATGGTCGCTTTCTTCCGTCAGGTCAACATCCGATACAAATGTTTCTATATTGAAAAGAAGCACATGGAAGATGTCGTCATGGAGACGGGCAGACTGTCAAAGCTGATTTCCGGCTTCATCCGTGATCATTATGAAGAGTTCCTGTCCTTCGACGATGTCAAAATATACTATGATAACGGTCAGGTAGAGGTCAGTAAGATTCTGTCCTCCGTTTTCAATGCGCTTCTTCCGAATCCGATATTCCGCAAAGTTATGCCAACAGACTACAAGCTCTTTCAGGTCGCTGATCTGTTGTGCTCGCTGAAACTTATCCAGCTGAAAATGGATAACAACATGTTCTCAAAATCTGAGAAGGCATTTTTTGGCAGCATGCGTGATCTGAGAAAGAACTACCTTAAGCCTGTCAGCAAAAAAGAGTGGGTATAACGTAGCTCAGAAGGCATCCATCGCTTTCTGATCCGCGACAGTGCAGTATTCTTCCGCACAGGCATCATTGCCGGATTCAATGATCATATCCATCACGGCTCCTTCTTCCATCTGATCGAGCTCTGCGATGGACAGACCCATTTGCTTCGCGCGGAGCATGTAGACGGCAGTATTTATTTCCCGGTCGGTCGGGAGCGATCTTTTTTTTGCGTTGAAGTTGTCTGCCGGGAGCCAAGATACATCGATACGAAATCCCTCATATGTAGGAAAAGCTCCGCGCCGTCAAACTGATCGGCCCACTCAAGAAACGAATCGGCATTCAGCTTGTTCATATCCTTCTTCTCGGCCTGCGCGTTCATGATATATGCCAGCTTGTCTCCGACCGTCATATCCGCCTGATCATCAGTGGTATCTTCCATGTTATTTAACGCGATCATCAGATCCTGATGGAAGCACTGCTTGTACCTGTATGCCGTTGTGCCTGTTGCCAGGAAGGGAAATGTTTTCTTCCCCTCCTGGGTTTCCAGTTCGATTGTCTTATACACCGTTTATCCCTCCTCGCTCTAGGTTGTTGATGCGCCTGCTTTTGCCCCGGAAGAAGCGTCCTTCGCGACCGGTACATAAACCTTCTCATACCATCCCGTATAGGCAGCGTCTTTCGTATCGGAGCAGGAACGCGCCTTCACGATGTTCTTTCCGAGTGTCGCATCCTTAATGGATGTCGCGTTGATCGTCAGCGTTTCCGTCTTCACTTCGATGGAATCCTCCTTCGTCTGAGATTCCACAGAAGGACGGGTAGCCGTGCAGTTATACATGACATGACGGATCTGGTTCACATCCCCGCTAAACTCAAACAAAAGCGCGAAATGAACCGGTTGGGCATCGGCGTTTTCTACCAATACGCCATTACCGTCCTTGATCTCGCCGAGAACCTTTTCGCGGAAATCCTCCGGTACCATTGCGCTTTCAAAGTCACCGTTGTAACCGCTGTTTGCCGATGTTACATAATACTGGATACCGTCCGCCCAGAAGACCGTCTGGTCTCCCTGCGCTTCAAGGGAAAGATTCACGGCACCGGGCCATGCGACCGGCGTTTCATATGTTGCTGTACCGTCCTCCGCAATCGTAGCGATGGCGTAGTGTACATTTTTGAGGTTGTACTTGACCTTATTTCTTTTACCTGCCATTCTTAAGCCTCCATTTCAAATTCATAAACCACTTCGTACAGCTTCTCAGATTCGATCCACGCTTCATTCTTCTCATAGACGAAACCAGATTCCGTTAGAAGCCCCTGCAGCTTCTTCTCAAGTTCCGGATCCTTCTTATCCGTGTAAAGCTCAATGTTTACCACATCGATATCCAGATACACTGTGCCGTCAGCAGCGAAATTATCCGTAGACGGGATCATGTAGCAGATAAAAGGCGGGTCAGGCGCTTCTCCCTCGGAAAAATGATCGTAGGCAAAAGGGATCCCGAACTGGTTTAATATTTCGATGATCTTCTCCATTCAGACCTCCTTATCCGCTTCCGTTGCTGATCTTTCGTTTGATATCATTTTCTAACTGCTCCGAAACCTTCTCCTCAACCGGCTTGATATGCACTCTGGCGGCAACCCTGCCGCCTCCACGTTTCGCGTGACCATTTTCCAGAAGATGCGTCAGCTGATATTTTCGCGCATGAACGATAATTTCCTTCCCGGAAGAATTGTCTTTCACCTTCTTCTGCGTCCAGCTTTTCGCGTATTTTCCTGTTCGTTTCGGAGAGGTCGCCTTCAAATCTTTCACTGCAGTATTCGCCGCTGCCTGCACGGCTTTCTTCACCGTGTCGGTCGTATCCTCGGCAAGATCATCCAGCTCTTTTTTGATTGTGTCGGCCAGCTGTTCAGGCCTGATTCTCACATCTCTCATGGGTCTCCTTTTCTGACTCCATCATTTTCTTGCCAGAGTCGCGTGGAATTTCAGGCTGTGCCGTTTGAATCCCATATCATCAACGTGATCTATATCGTAAATCCGGTCGTTCAGAAGAATTCTGTACTTTGTGGAAACAACAGCCGCCGTCTCGGAAGAATACCGGATGGTGAAATCCATCTTGTCATCTTCAAGCGTCTGTCCAGCCTCGTCATCTTCCTTACCAGTCTGATTGGAGCAGGTCGCCCAGCAGGAGAAATAATCCGTCCAGGTACTTGTATGGTTCCCATACCTGTCAACCTGCGTTTCATTTTTCTGGATTGTGATTCTCACATTCAGCCCCGCGATATCCATCAGAACGTCACCTCCCGGATGCCGAATAAAAGAGCACGGAGAGTCAGCATAAGATCATGATGATCTGCCTCTTCCCTGTGCTCATACAGATACGCGACCGTATAAAGCTCCGCCGCCATCATGACCGGTTTTGAAGCCTCTGATACTTCAGAGTCTGATTCCATCCGGCTGACATCTCGGACGAGGGAGTCAGCCATGGAGATCAGACTTGTGATCAGAGCATCTTCGTCAGAAGAATCGACCCTCAGATATTTCTTCACCTCATCCAGTGTCAGCATTAAAAATCACTCCTCTCAGGCGGATGCTCCCGCCTTCATGATCTGAACCGCCTCCGGCAGCACCAGCTTGCCGTCAACACGCTCCTTTGCGACATATCCGATCATGCCGTTGCCCGCGAAAAGCTCACGCAGGATCTGCACAGAACGGGTGCCACGATCGCCGATGTTGTAGTAGCTGAAATCGCCAAATGCCATGACCGGCTTAGACGCTTCCAGTGCCGGAGCGTAAGCAGAAGTATGAACGGTATAGCCGCAGATCCTGTCCGGTTCTCCGGCCTGATAGCTCGGCTGCCAGATGTATGCGCCGTTTGAATCCTTCAGCTTACGGATCGCCGCAAGTGTCTGGTCATTCACGATGAAGGATGCGTTCTTACGGTATGGTCTCTTCAGCGCGTAGATCAGGGTCAGGATGTCATCCGTCCCGAGCTTCACGCCGGAAAGGGTAACTGCCGTCTGGCCGCCGCCGGTTTCCGAGAAAATGCCGAGCGGCTTACCGGTTCCGTCACCATTGAGGAATGCGTCTTCCTCGGCATTGCCGAGTGCTTTTCCAAACTGTGTGATGATGTAGTTCTCCAGATTGAAGGCATTATCGTACAGAAGCTCCTCCGTCACCTTTACGGCAACATGCAGCTTGTGCGCATCAAGCACAATCTGGTCGAAGGTCGCGTCTCCGAAGGTCAGTGCACCGCCTTCCTCGATCCACGCAGCGGCCGGCTTCGTGCCTGCGATATTGATCTTGTGCTCCCCGGAAGTTGTAATCGTCGTAGCCAGCGCACGGAAGATATTCTCTTCGATCAGTACATCGATCAGACGACTGTCCCACTCCGCCGGAATCAGATATCCGCCGTTCGCGTCCGTGCCTTCCTCAAGCACGTTCGAAATCTTTCTGAATCCTGTACGCATTGCTGTGATCATGTCCCTGCGGTACTGGTCGGACGCTCTGCCTGTCTTGGTATCGTCAGCATCATGCCCTGCACCCGGTCTTGCTGTCAGCGGAATCCCGGTCGGCTTAGAGAGCATGTCGTCAATCGCCATCTCCCTGTTCTTGCGCTCAATCTCCTTCGAGAGGTCGGTCACATTCTTCTCCATGCGGTCGTAAATCTCGCTGTCCTCTGCGGAAAGCACGCCGTTCTCGCCACGATGGGATTCCAAAAACGCCTTGGCCGCTTCCCACGCTGTCGCTCTCTTCTCAATCAGTTCTTTGATAGTCATAATCTAATCCTCTCTTTCACATGAATGTTTTAATAAGGTCGAGCCGCTTCATGCAGTCGTCGACCCGGTATCCCGTTTCAGCTTCTGCACCAACCTGGTGCACAATTACTGTGTCCGGCATCTTCGACTCCGGATCGCCGCTTGTTCTGTAGTGATCGGCAACCTTATTGATGGCTGCCTGTTCGACAAGCCGTCTCGAGAAAAGCATCCCTGAAGGTTTCTCGGCCTTTCCTTTCCGGGTTTCCTTCTCGTCCTTCTCCTCGTCAGGCCCGTCCGGTGTTTCCTCTTCTTCATCGGGCTTCTCCTCCTGAAGTGCACTGCGGTAGATAACATCATCCGCAAATCCGAGCTTCACAGCTTCCCTTGCGTCCATCCAAGTCTCGTTCTCCATAAGCTCCGCCAGCTTGTTATGGGACAGACCGGTTTTCAACGCATAGGCATTGATGATTGAATCCTTCACGGAATCCAGCATCTCAATCGCCTTCTGCATTTCGTTATGGTCGCCCATTGCAATTGTGGCGGGATTATGGATCATGATCATCGACAGCGGAGATACCAGAACCGTGTCCCCGGCCATCGCGATGACGGACGCTGCGCTTGCCGCAATTCCGTCAATCTTGATCGTGACCTTTCCGGTATAATCACGGAGCATGTTGTAGATCTGCGCCGCCGCGAAGCAATCCCCGCCCGGAGAGTTGATCCAGACCGTGATGTCGCCCTTGCCGCTGTTCAGTTCGGACTTAAAAAGAGCCGGTGTGACATCATCGTCAAACCAGCTTTCACTCGCTATCGTCCCGTCCAGGAACAGCGTCCGCTCTTCAATTGTCATATCCGGATTATCCGGATCCGGTGCTTTATTCCGCACCCATTTCCAGAACTTGTTCATTTTCTCCTCCTTCCACGCTCCTGATTATCCGCAGATTCTTTATCGGGCGGCTTTTCTTCCTCGGATTGGCCTACCCCTATTCCATAGCTTGCTCCAATCTGAGAGAGCTTCATCATGGTTCCGTTAACCATGTAGACATTGCCGCCGTCCTCATCCGGTATCAGATCCATGTTTTCCAGTTTTCTGATGTCATTCGGCGACATGAATCCGTTGTTAATGCCGGTTGCATATCCCTGCATCCGGCTCTGGTAATTGCCACGCATGAGACCATCCACCCGAAAATTGAAGAAGTATTCCTTCTTTTCTTCCTGCGTGAGGAGCGATCGGTTCATGCCGGATTCAATCCGAACGAGCCACGGCTGCAGCACATACATCACGAACTCGAGACTCTGTTCCTCAATATTGCTGAAAGTAGCGTGTTCCAGGTCTCCGATCATATGCGGAGGCACCCGGAAAATGCGGGCGATCTCATCAACCTGAAACTTACGGGTCTCCAGAAACTGGCTGTCCTGCGGATTGATGGATATTGGCGTGTATTTAAGGCCTTCCTCCAACACTGCGACCTTGCCGGAATTCCTGCTGCCGCCGAACGTGCTGTTCCAGCTTTCACGCAATTTCTCAGGATCTTTTACGACACCCGGATACTCCAAAACACCGGAGGGTGCAGCACCATTTGCGAAAAACTTGCTGGCGTATTCATCCGTGGCCATCGATGTTCCGAGAGCGTTTTTTGCAATCGCGATAGGGCTGTATCCGATCAGGCCGTCAAACCCGAGCCCCGGTATATGCATCACATCATAAGGCGTCAGCCTCACCGTTTCGTTCTTCATCGTTCCGGCTTCATCATTCTGATGCATGTATTCGTAATAAAGCCGTCCGTTCTCATCACGGTCGACCTTCATGCGGTTCGGCATCAGCGGGTAAAGCGCGATCACTTCTCCGCGTCCGTTCCGCAGAATCTGGCAGAAGAAGTTTCCGAAAAGGAGCAGGTGCGTCATCATCGTCTCCCGGAATACGAACGATGTCATTTCCGGATTCGGCTCGTCATGGAGCAGAAAATATAATGGATGATCCCGTGCTTTCTCCTTGCTTCCGTCTCCCTTGTCCTGGTAAAGATGGAGCGGCAGGGACGCAATCCCTTCCGACAGCACCCTCACGCAGGCGTAGACCGCTGTGATCTGCATAGCGGACCTTTCCGTCACCGCCTGGCCGGAACTCGAATATCCTGTGTAGAAGCGGTATGAATCACCCGCCAGCGCGTCCTTCGGATCCGCCCTTGTTTTCCTCCTGAATGGCCACTTCATCTGAATTCCTCCAAGATATCTTCAATCGCCGCTTTGATCAGCAGCATTCCGAATATAGAAACAGCCACCACCGCAATAAGCGCGGCAATGGCCAGGATCATAATGAACAACATATTTGTGCTCCTTCACTTCACTCTCAAGCCGAATGAATATTGACTGTAAGTCTATATCCATAAGAGCCCACGACTATCGTATACGCTCTCCTCATTCTCATGCCGAATGCAGCGGTCGAGTGCCATGATCGCCGCGACAACTCCGTCAATCTTGTCCTTCGACTTTGCCTTCGTCGGTTTGATATTTCCCGCCGGGTCCTGTTCGATCACAACATTTCCACACATCCATTTCATAACTGGATTGCCACCGTGAATGATATTTCCCTTCATCAATTCCTCGTAAAACGCTCTGCTCGCTGGAGACATATCTTTGTAGCCCTGCCCGAATGGAACGACGGTCAGACCCATTTCAGTAAGCCGCTCCACGAGCATGTTTGACCCCCAGCGGTCAAAGGCAATCTCCCAGATGTGATATTTGTAACTCAGCTCGCCGATCGTATTCTGGATATAGGCATAGTCGATTACATTACCCGGCGTCGCCTGGACATATCCCTGCGCCACCCAGTTGTCATACGGAACGGATGTCTGCTGCACCCGCTTCGGGATCGTCTCTTCAGGCACCCAGAAGAACGGCAGCATGATATATTTCTCATCATCCGTCCTCGGCGGAAACATCAGCACCAGTGCCGTGATGTCTCCGGAACTCGAAAGGTCAAGCCCGGCGTAACAGTCACGTCTCTGCAGGGCATGTTTATCAATCGGCTGGTTTCCGAGATCGTATATGTGGTCCGGAATCCACTGCACAGTGGAACCGACCCACTGGCAGAGCCGGAGCGTCCGGAAGACATTCTCCTCCGCGGGATTGTCCTGCGACTGCAGATACGCTTCCCGCATCCTCTCAATCGGAACTGTATATCCGAGAGACGGGTTCACTTTGTACCAGTTCTTCTCATCCTTCCAGTCAGCGTCCATCGGCAGGCTGTACACGACCGGATAAAATGTCGGATCATTCTTTCGGTCTGACAAAATATCCAGTGCCTTCGTGTGAAGCTCAAAACAAATGCTGTTACGATCGGTTCCCGCTGTTGTGATCGCCACATGAAGAGCCTGCCGCCTCGCATCTCCGGATCCCTTCGTCAGAACATCCCACAGCTTGCGGTTCGGCTGGTTATGTATTTCATCGAATACCAGTCCGCTGATTGAATACCCATGCTTGCCGCCGACATCTGCGGAGACAACCTGGTAATACCCGGCATTCGAGTAATTCACGATCCGCTTTGTTGCGGACATCACCTTCGAGCGTTTCTGCAGCCCAGGCGTCATCTCAACCATGCGCTTTGCCACATCGAATACGATGGAAGCCTGCTGCCGGTCTGCCGCCGCTGAGAATACTTCTGCGGAAGGCTCATGATCCGCATACAGAAGATACAACGCAATCGCCGCGGCAAGCTCCGACTTTCCCTGTTTCTTCGGGATCTCGATATATGCCGTCCGGAACTGCCGGAAACCATCTGCTTTCACGATCCCGAACAGGTCGCGGATGATCTGCTCCTGCCAGGGAAGGAGCCAGAACGGCTTCCCTTCCCATTCACCTTTTGTGTGTGGAAGCATTTCAATGAATTTAACGGCCCGGTCAGCCTTCTTTTTGTCATAATGCGAATCCGGCAGCATAAACCGGCTCGGCTTATAATCTTTCAGTTTCGGATAATCATCCGGTCTCGTCCTCATTCATCACCATCTCCCAGGAGCGCATCCATCTCGTCTTTCACACCGCCGTTTCCATCGTCCGCGATCAGTCTGGATCTGGATGCCGGTGTCAGGCCGAACTGTTCCGCGAACCTCTCCATCTGCTTCATGTACTGCTGCGCGATAGATACCTGCGGCACCTGCTGCCAGTATCCCGAAGGCGTTCTCACAAGAGAACCGTTTTTCGAGATGAACTCCTCGTTTTCCTTCCATCTGGCGTAGCACTGGCAATAGCCTGCAAAGGCTGCCATATCGACTTCGGACAGCACGCCCATCTGTTCCATCTTCGCCGCAAGTCTGCGCCATTCCTTCTTTGCTTCCTTATCGAGCCACTTCGGACAGGACGGAGCCATCTTCTTAGGCTTCGGCTCGTTCTGATTCAGCGGTCTCTTGCCCGGATTGCCTTCCAGCTCTTTGATCGCGGTCGGCGTGGGCTTTCTTCCTCTGGTCGCCATCCGGCTCCCTCCCTTCTGTAAAATTCTGAAAAATAAAAGACCGCCAGCATAATCGCCGCGATCCGAAAATATCAGTATGAGAGAAAGACCGGATAACCGGCCCTCTCGGAATATTCATATTCATTGTTGTTGCTTTTCTCAGTTGTACTTCTTCATTAACACCATGTATGCCATCTGACTGATCTCGTCCTCCGGCTCGATATCCCAGGCGCGGTCATAATTCAGTGTGACCCTGCCGTCGATCCGAATCTCCATTTTCGATATGTGACCGCCTTCTAATCCGTAGGCTTCGGAAGGCTCATCATAATGCTTTACCCAGTACTTTACGACCGTGCCCTCGATCAGAAGCGATCCCTGTTCCCACATAAGTCTGTCCTCCTCTCAGCCGATCCCAAACTCGATGCCGCGCTTTGTTTCCGGCTCCCTGCTGCCGAATCGGAAATCATCTGCTCTGGTGACCGTCTTCAGTGCGCCCATCCTGCATCCGCAGGCTGTCAGATCGTAAATCCCGTCCATGAGACCGGTCGATTCATCGGTCACCACGATGCTTGTGATTCCGGCTTTGCGGAGGGTTTCCACAAAATCCTTTGTATCATCCGGCTAGGGCAGATCGTCTACTTCAAAGCTGTCGCATCCGCGCTGTGTGGTGTTGCGGTAGGCCTGAAGGGCTTTCATGGCTCCCTTCGTGAAGGGAAAGGGATGCTCCGCCTTTTCCTTCTCATCGAAGGCTCTGACTTCGTCCCATTTGTCAGCCTTGATCAGCTCTGTTCTGGTTTCGAGGCGCTTGTCCTTTGCTTTCTGGTATGCGTATCCGGCTTCCTTCATCTCTTCAAAAAATGTGTTTGTCATGGTGTTTTCCTTTCCGGGCGGCTGCCCTTGTGCTGTTGTTTTCGTTGTCACATTAATCACTCTGCGGCCGGATATTATCCAGTCATTTCTCGGAATATATGTGACAAAGATCAGCCGCCGGAATTGTGTATATTACACGTCCTCATCGCCGTCGCCGTAAAGGATGAAGTAAACGTATTCTTTTCTATGCTCCTCAATGAACATCACGAAGTCAAAATAATTTCTGTCGAAAGCCAGACGCTGAACATACGGTAAATCCATCATGTTCGCCAGACCGGTCGACCTTATGTCGAAGATCTCATCACGAATCTTCTCATCCATATCAGCCCTCGACTTTCTCGACGATATCGCCGCCGTCGAACACCACGTTCAGTCCGGAACCGTTGCTCCAGCGCATGATCAGACTTCCGGTATCATCAACTGCCTGAACCTCGCCGATCGTTCCGACCGGAGGACTCTGCGGGTCATCCATATGTACCAGACGGACTTTACAGCCCGCCGGATATTCTTTTCTGATTCTCTCGACCTGTTCTCTTGAAGGAAAATTCATGCTGTGCCTCCTACTCCAGAATCTGCTGCAGATTCGAATGTGTCTTGCTCATCAGGTTCCTTGCAATCCATGTGCCGATCTCATCGGTGTGAGTGATGACCAGCACCACCACGATGACCGCAAGAATGATGAGCACTGTCTTCAGTGTCGAAATCCATCTCTCTTCACTCATTGACAGCCACCACCGTTTCCGCAGCGGCCTCAGCCGCATCTTCTGCCGGAGCAGTCTTTTCTGGTGCGCCGTTCTTCCAGGAAGAGTTTCCAGAAAGATTCTGAAGAAGGATCTTCCGCTCTGCTTTGTAATTCGCTCCGATGAATCCAAGCCGGAGAAGGAAGCACCTGAATGCATATTTCTCATTCGAAACCGGCGTCTCATTCGCGCTTGCCCGCTTCAGTTCCTTCGAGAGTTTGCAGAGCAGGGAAATGAACATTGTGTAGGCTTTCGTTTCTTCCGGATCCGGCAGTTCCTTAAACCAGGGGAATGCCACTTTGTCGTTTTTAACCTCAATTCGCAGGTCGTCAACCCCGAGTGCCTTCTTGATCAGGCTGCCCTTCGCGGAGAGGATGTTCGTGAGCGTTCCGACCGCCACCTTATCCAGCGACATCTCGATCGTAAGACCGGCTGCTTCTTCATCAGTCTCATCCAGTTCAGCTTCATCGGAATCTTCTTCGGTCTCAGAATCACCAGGGGTCTCGTCCAAGTCTGCTTCGGCGGGTGCCTCCTCCGGCCGGCTAACCGCCTCCATGTCCGCCGCTGCAGGGCTTTCTTCCGGTTCTGCGGATTCTTCCGCAGCCTCTGCCTCTTCCTCTTCCTGCTCTGCCGGCTCGAATCCCGCTGCCGTGATCGCGTCCAGTACCTTCCTGACGTCCTCGATGTCGGTGCTTTCGAAGTAATCGAGAACGCCGTCCTTGCTGAGGGTGAAGCTCCCGATCTGGTAAGCCGCGCTCGGCATTCCCATGTACTTCGGTTTCAGTTCCAGTGCCGCGCCGATGGCCTGTGCCAGTTCCTTGCGTCTCGCGCCCGTTGCGTTGTAATTGATCTTCATGTGTGTACCTCCGTTTGTGTTGTCCGAAGCCCCTGTGGCTTTCGGTAGTGACATATATTGCTCTGCCGGGCAGTAATAGCAACAACTTTCGGAGGCGTAAATATCACAAAGATTCATGCGGAAAACTGTTTATATTACAGCTTCGGCATATCCGCCACTGCTTCTTCATAAGTCAGCTTCTGGCCGTCGCGGATGAGATACACATCAGGATCCTTCCCGGCATCAGTCATGTAACTGCGCCATCTCTCAACTTCCACATCCACGAATTTCGGATCAAGCTCAATCCCTCGGCAGACCCGCTCTGTCTCTTCACAGGCAATCATGGTTGAGCCGCTTCCGAGGAACGGATCGAGCACGATGCCGTTCGTCATAGAAGAATTCCGGATCGGATAAGCCATCAGCTGCACCGGTTTTGTAGTCGGATGATCTTTCGATGCCTTAGGGCGATCATACTCCCAGATCGTTGTCTGCTTGCGGTCGGAATACCATTCGTGCTTGCCCTTCTGCTTCCATCCGAAAAGGCAGGGCTCATGCTGCCACTGGTACGGGCTGCGTCCGAGCACCAATGTGTTCTTCTTCCAAATGCAGCACCCGGAAAGATAGAACCCGGCGTCCTGGAACGCCCGCCGGAAGTTCAACCCCTGCGTATCAGCGTGGAACACATAAATAGATCCGTCATCAGCAAGGTTTTCATTCATACAGCCGAATGCAGCGAGCAGGAACTTATAGAAATCCTCATCCGGCATGTTATCGTTCTGGATTTTCCCCGCGGTTTCTTCAACATTCACATTGTACGGGGGATCCGTCAGTACCAGATTTGCCTTCACACCGTCCATCAGAACCGCATATGTTTCAGCCTGAGTAGAATCACCGCAAATGACTATATGTCTTCCCAGGTGCCAGAAATCTCCGGCCTTGGAGAATGTAGGCTTCTTCAGTTCGGCTTCCACATCGAAGTCATCCTCCGCGACTTCCTTCGTGCCGACCTTATTGAACAGCTGCTCCATCTCCGGCGGCTCGAATCCGGTCACCATCGCATCAAGTCCGCTCGCCTCGATATCCTTCAGGAGCTCCGCGAGCATCTGCTCGTCCCACGCGCCCGTGATCTTATTCAGCGCGACATTCAGGGCTTTCTCCCTGGCCTTGTCCACATCGACCACGGCACAGGGCACTTCGGTATACCCGAGCTCCATCGCTACGGATAATCTCTGGTGTCCGCCGATGATCGTCATGTCGGCATTCACCACCAGCGGATCCGCAAAGCCGAATTCCTGGATGGACTTCTTGATCTTTTCATATTCCTTGTCGCCCGGCTTCAGTTTCTTCCGGGGATTGTATGCCGCCGGTTTCAGAACACTGACCGGAAGCACTTTCAATTCTGCTGTCTTCATCAAACATCTCCTTGTGTCGCTGCCTGTACTTGTCAAATGCCCACCGGCATCTCACTGAGCAGAAGGTCTGCGGCCTTCCCCTGCCCTTGTAACCGACCGGAGTGCCGCACCACGGACAGAACCGTTTCGCGACATTCCGCGCAAATTCAGTGTTTTCCTGCATTTTCTGTCCTCGAAAATCCGCCCCTCCTGCCGGATAATCCGCCGGAACCCGCGTCATTCTGACAGCAGTTCCAGCCTGAACCGGCGCATAAAAATACCGCAGAGTGCCCGAGTTTCAGGCATTTCTGCGGCTTATTTCACATTTTTCTTATGTATGGCTGTCCCTCAGACCCCCCTCCCTATAATTTCGCGGTTTTGCACGCGAGAGGGGGCGGCGGTCTCCGGGCCGGGGCTCACAGGGATTCAGACCCACCCCGCCCATCCGGCGGATTCCGTCACCTCAATATGTATAATAAGGATTCGAATCCTCTCTTCCTGTCTTCTGATCGTGGCACCGTTTGCACAGAGCTCTCCAGTTATTCCTGTCCCAGAACATTTTCGAATCGCCGCGGTGTGGAACGATATGATCGACGACCGTTGCCTTTGTATATCTCCCGTGCCTTAAGCACTCCTCGCAAAGAGGATGCGAAACAAGGAAGGCTTTCGAAGCCTTCTGCCATTTCCTTCCATAGCCACGCGTCGAAGCGGAGCGGCTGTCTTCCGGATGCATCTTCTGATGCTCCTCACAGTACTTCTGCCCGGCAGGCACGAGCCGCGGACATCCCTGGTGGGCACACGGATGGTTCGGTTTGTATGCCATCAGTTTTCCCTCCATAACAAAAGCCCCTGAAGGACTGTCCCTCAGAGGCTTCATCATCATTTTCAATTTCGTCATCATAACAATATCATAAGAGCGGACTCTCATTCTCTCTCATTTACTCTCAGCTTTTAAAATCCTGTCGAATTCCCTGAGTGCTTCATTGTGAAGCCGGAACGTATGCTGAACACTCCAGTTCAGATCCATTGCGATCTGGCTCCAGTCCTCAAATACGAGATACCGCTTCTCCAGTAGCAGCCTGTGGTCGATACCTGGAACCTTGTCGACCATGTGCCGAATCTCCGCTTTCAGGTCAACCAGTGCATCGATCTCGTCGTCGATCTCCTGTTCCTGCTCGATGATCTTCACAATGGTATCTTCCATCTGGTGATTGTTGTGCGTCTTCTGCACGCAGACCTCGGAAAGGTTCGATGTGATGTTTGTCGCCATCGTCTTCAGCTGTCCGAGCTGTTCCAGTTTGCTGTTGATCCGCTCATCGAGGCGGTACGCCTGTGAAAGATACTGCTTCGCCGTCATTTTGCTTCTGTCCATTGTCAGTCCTCTTCGTCCAGTCTCCGGATCAGATATTCCGGATCAATCTCTGTCAGAACGCCAAACCACTGCGAACGGAAGAACCGCAGTACCTCGGCCTCAACTCTTTTGTTCCTGCTCTTCTTCGCCATGCGGTAATCCGACACTGCCTGGAGAACGATCGCGTTCGCCAGATTCTCATAAGGATCGCCGCCCTGTGCCTTCGTCCGGTTAGTTTTCGCCATAGCCAAATGCCTCCAGTGTTTTCTGAACATCTTCGACGGAACGGACAACCACCGCGATACCGCCGGCATCACTGATCTTCCGGATCGTTGCTTCCTGCAGCTTCGTGGTCTTTCCGGTCTCGGTTTTTACTTCAAACGCGAAGAAGTCGCCGCTTACGCAGCAGATGATGTCGGGAATACCTGCCGTGCCGTACATGCCGCCATGCTCCTTCCAGCAGAAGCAGCGCGGTACTCTGTGCAGATACTCCATGATGCTTCTGACGATGACGCTTTCCTTTACGGTTTTCTTTTTCATGTGTGACCTCCAGTCTGATTACGAGGACAATTCCCTCTACTAAGAGCCACAGGAATCAACCAGCAGAGAATTTGACACATCGGAATGAGAACGTGATTTGACACATTGAAAGGATGAAAATGAGAACTCCGGATCATGACATCAGGTCTCTCCGGAAGAATTACGAGGACAGATTTGCTCTCTGACACATCCATGCGCTTTGATGTGTCAAATGAAAATCCTTTATTTCTGCGGTTTCTGACACTTTGACAGCAGAAAATGCATTATAACGTAAATGGGAATGAAAAAAGAAGAAATGTGAAAATTTAAAGATATATAAAAAGGAATGGGTTTTTAGCTGTCAAGCGTCAAAAATGTCAAATGCCGCTTTGGAATCACTTGCTTTTGATGTAAGATAGATATGGTGGATTTTGTACCTTGGGGGTGAGTACATGGAAGACAATGCAATTGTTCCTGTTGATTTGGAAATCTCTATCGTTGAAGACGCAAACGCTTCTGTTCTTCCAAATTTAAAAAAAATTGATTCTGCGGACTTTGCTTCCTTATGTCTTTCCGCAGATCTTCTGCAACAGATTCAACAGTTCAACGCCACTCCAGGCGGCGAAGGTATATACAAAGTAACCTTTAAAAACGGATTTAATGGCCAGTTATCCAAATTCAAAAACGAAAATGCTTATCTTGGATCCGGCATATCTAATGGACAAATGGCTCAGGCACGATTAACTCAAATACCTTTTGATCCCAGTAAGCTTTTTATGGGGTTAATGCTCATTGACCTGCAAAGAAAAGCAAATCAAATACTTGCATTAGAGCAGGAAATATTAGATGCCGTATATGATATAGAGGAGTCCAAATACAAAGGATATGCGAAAGAACTCTCCAACATCATAGACGATTATAAAAACAATTGGCAATTACAGTCTTTTATTCAGCAAAAGCTAAGTGTTATAGGAACAATTAAGACTGCTTCAGAAAGTGGGCGTTCTTTCTATCAGAAATCTATCGAACGTGTCATTAATTCGCCAATAGTTCCCGAATTTATAGCTACGGCCAATAAAAAGGTAAATAAGTTGCATTCCTTTATCGATGTGTATAGATTGACATTCTACGACTTGTTCATGTCAACCTATATTGAAATGCTCCTTATACAAAATTTTGATTAAACTGGTACCCAGATGATGGAGTCCAACATGACAGTTGGACCACCGTCATCCG